ATGTATTTGTTCAATCAGGCAAATCCTGTGATATACAATAAAACGATAAAAAAAGGAAAATTGAAACTTATGAACTCTTTGAGTTTGGATTAGTATTAACAATTTAAAAAAGGAAATCATGAAAAGTTGGAAAACAACAGTGCTTGGGTTAGTGATAGCTATTTTGGTAGCTGTACAGCCTATCGTTGCCAATGGAGCAGTGGACTGGAAAGCAGTAGCTTTGGCCGTTCTTATTGCTGCTGCAGGGTATTTTGCCAAGGACAATAATGTCTCTGGTGTTCAGCCGTAGTATTAACCTTTTAACTTTACCAGTCATGCCACTCGATAAAAATGATAAGATTTGGATTAACATGGCTCTTGAGCCAATTGTTAAGGACATTACGTATATTAAGGAATCCATTAAGGAAACCAAAGATGACGTTAGACTTCATGATGAAGTTATGCATTCCGGTTTATTGAGCTGGGAAACTGGTAAAGCTAAAATTGAGCAGCTTGGGGAGACAGAAAAAGAACATACAATAAGAATTGAATTACTTGAAAAAAATGACTTAAATCATATTCGGTTATGTCCGGTATCTCCTAAATTACGAGTAGTGGAAGATGAATTACTTGTTATTGCTAATGCATTAAAAACTGATGAGGAGAATAAAAAATATTTATTTTCTAAGACAACTCAGTTGGTGATAGTAATAATTATGCTCATAGGGTTGTTTTTAAGCGGATTGAACTGGAACCTGAATAGGACTATGAATAAAGAAATTAATAAAGTGGAACAATCTGTTAATGCAAATCATCCATCAGTTAAACCAACAAGATAATGGAAACAAAAAAACCAATAGATAAGAAGGCTATACAAGTATTCAGTGAGCTTGTAAGTAGATCAATATTATCACAGCGTTTGGGAATGGATCAATATAATGGTGATCGTGATATTTACCAAGCTTTGGGGTATTTAACTGAGATTTCCTTTGAGCAATATATGAATCGGTATAAACGACAGGATATTGCTAAGGCTATTATTGATCGTCCTGTTAGTGCCACTTGGCAAGGACCTTTGGAATTGATCGAATCAAATGAGGCAGAGGAAACAGAATTTGAAGAAGCTTGGGAAGAATTGAATCGTAAGCTGGGACTGAAAACTCGTTTAGCTCGGGTTGATCGTCTAAGTGGAATTGGAAGATATGGCACATTATTATTGGGACTGGATGATACTAAAAAGCTGGATGATTTCCAAATTCCAGTAAATATGAGTAGTCCAAGAAAATTATTATATGTAAAACCATTTAGTGAGAAGACTGCAAAAATACATTCTTTTGTAGCTAATACAAGAGATATCAGATATGGCCTTCCATTGATGTATGAGATTGAAGTAAGTGATTTGGCAAGCAAAACCTCCAAAATAGCTTTGGTTCATTATTCAAGGCTTATTCATATTACAGATGATAATCTTGAATCTGAGATATATGGAGCTCCACGTATGGAAGCCGTATATAACCGGTTAATGGATTTGGAGAAACTTGTAGGAGCGGATGCTGAGATGTATTGGCGTGGTGCTCGTCCAGGTTTTAAAGGAAAAGTTGATCCTGAGTTTACAATGACACAACAAACCAAAGATGATTTACTTGATCAGTTTAATGAATATGAGCATGATTTAAGGAGATTCCTTGTTAATGAAGGAGTTGATATCGAAGCCTTAACGCAACAGATTGTAGATCCCTCAAGCCACGTAGATGTTCAAATACAAATGATATCGGCGGAAACTGGCATTCCAAAAAGGATTCTTACGGGAAGTGAGCGTGGAGAATTATCAAGTTCTGAAGATCGTGGGGAATGGTTAACTTATGTACAGAATAGAAGGGATGAACATGCCGAACCACATATATTAAGACCCTTTGTTGATCGGCTGATTGAATTACAAATACTACCAAAACCGGAAGACGATTATGAGGTTCAGTGGGCTGATTTGTTTTCAATGAGTGAGAAAGCAAGAGTTGAGATTGGAAAGAGTAGAGCAAATGCTTTGAGGGAATATACTTCTAATCCAATAGCAGAAGCAGTCATACCTCCAACGGCCTTTATGGAATTTTTCCTTGGTTTAACTAAAGGACAGATTGAGTTGATTGATAATATAAGAGATGATGAAATGGAGGAAGAAGTTGCTTTAATGGCAAAAGTAAAAGAACAAATTGATCCTAAACCAGTTCCTGCTGCAGGAGCGCCTGGAGCCGGTAAGACTAAACCAAAATCAGCTACCGGAACACCTCGAAAAAAGAAAACAGTTAATCCTGAACCAAGAAGAAGAACAAGACCAGCAGTATGATACACACTTGCGAACATACAATAAAAGTTCAAAATAAAGTAGATCCAACAAGGACTACTTCTTTAAGAAATACTTTTGCCCGTGCAATGCGTGTAAGGTTTACTGAATTAGTGCAAGTGATTTATAAAACGGTTGTCACCAATGATTGTTTTGGATTATCTGATAGGATTATGACTTTTCAAATGACCCCTGCGGGAGAAGGTGCTTTTGCATTTCCGAGGAGTTCACAAAAAATAGAAGAGTTCATGAAGTGGTTGCAAGAACAGGTTGATAAAGGAATATTGACCGTTGCTGAATATAATCAAATAGGATCCTCCATAGATTCGGCTTGGACAAATATGTATATTTTTGATTCATATAAGCGTGGAGTAATAAGAGCTCGTGCAGAAATGATTGCTGCGGGAATGCTAATTCCTTCCATAGAAGAATCGGGAGGTATAGGGGTTGTAATGGGCACTCCATTTCATATGGATCGTGTTGGGGTATTGTTTACAAGGACGTATAATGAATTAAAAGGGATCACTGATGCGATGGATTCTCAAATAAGTCGTATATTAACGCAGGGAATGATAGACGGAGATGGCCCTTCGTTGATAGCACGTAAGATAATTGCTACAATAAATGGGAAAGGTGTTGATGAATTAGGGATCACAGATACGTTAGGGAGATTTATTCCCGCTCAACGTAGGGCAGAAATGTTGGCAAGAACAGAAATAATAAGAGCTCATCATTTGGCAACAATACAAGAATATAGAAATCAAGGAGTATTGGGTATAACCGTTTTAGGAGAATGGAAAACAGCTGGTGATGAACGTGTTTGTGCAGCATGTCAAAGTTTGGAAGGAAAAATTTTTACATTGGATGAAATAGAACCGATGATTCCATTGCATCCAATGTGTCGTTGCATAGCTTTACCTTGGGTTGAAGAGTTACAAAAATATCGTAATAATTAATAATATGGAAACAGATGTAATTTTAAAAATTGATTATTCTGTATATAAACAGAAACAAAAACCAAAGTATCAAATTAAGAATGCAGTACACCAAGGAAGAAATCATTTGATAGTCCCTGTTATTATGATGGTTGAAGGGGTTCACAATGGTAGTGCAGGTCCTGTTTTTCATTCTATTGCAGAACTTGGAAAATTCCCTGAATCTTGGAATGGTATTCCAGTGGTCATAGATCACCCGAAAACCGAAGATGGGACGCCTATTTCAGCGAACTCTCCGGAGGTGATTGATAGTACTACTGTGGGAAGAGTTTATAATACACATGTTGTCAACACTAAATTAGTAGCTGAAGCATGGATTGATGAAGAAAAGATAAGACAAGTTTCTCCCATTGTTTTAGCTGAATTATTAAAGGGAGAACTCTTGGAAGTAAGCCTTGGCATGTTTAATGAAAAGGAAGAAGTCACAGGAGAATGGCATGGAGAATCATACGATACTATAGCAATTAATCATCGACCAGATCATTTAGCACTTCTGCCCGGCGGTACTGGAGCCTGTTCGGTGAGAGATGGTTGTGGGATTCGTACTAACAATAAGAAAGGAGGCTCAAATTTGAACACTATGGATGAACTGTTTGATTCAATAAAAGGATTAAACAAAGAAGGTTATGTTGTAAATATGCTTGGAGCGAATAGTGAAGAGCAAGGATACAAAGCACTTGTGGATGCCGTTCGCCAGAAATTGGATGCAATGGATAGTGATAATTCAATACATTTTCTACAGGAAGTGTATGAAGATTACATTATTTATGAAGTTCGATTGAGGGTAGGTGGTTCCCGTCTTTTCAAACAGAATTATCAATTTGAAGCTGATGGGACTATTGCTCTTCAGGGTAATCCAGAAGAAGTACGGAAAAAAGTAGAGTATGTGACTATGGCCGAAGGTTCCGGCTCAAAGAGAACCAGAATGTTAAATAATAATAAAAAGGAGATTGAAATTATGGCAGACGAAAAATGCACTCCTTGCATCAAGAAAAAGGTAGATGCCCTTATAGCTAACGCTAAAAGTGGTTATACTGAAGATGACAGGGTAGTACTCGAAACTCTCTCTGAAGCTATGTTGGATAAAATTTCCAATCCAGTAACAGTTGAGAAGGTCGTGGAGAAAGTAGTTGAGAAAGAAGTTCAGGTGAACATGCTTTCTGATGATGAAAAAGCGGCTCTTGCTTATGGTCAAGCCCAGTTAAAAGCAAATCGCGAAAAGTTGATTTCAGGTATTCTTGCCAATACTGAAAAAGGTATTTGGTCAGAAGAAATCTTGAAAGCTAAGGATCTTGATGATCTGAACAGGATAAGTGCTATGAGCACAAGAAGTAAAAAGGATGAACCGGCTGATTATTCTTTTAATGGTGGTGAACCATTGGAAGTAAATGCTGATTCTGTTCCTAAATTACTTCCTGCTGGTGTTGAAGAAAAAATAACCAAATAAAAGGAGGAAATTGAAATGGCTTACAACACAATTAAATTGAAAAAGTACTCGGATGTGATTGTTGAATTCGCCGCTGGTGGAACAATACTTCCTGGTCATTTACTGCTTCTTGGAAGTGGTAATACCGTTACTGCAGGGCCTGGTGCTGCTGCTGCTAACCTAAATCCGATGTTTGCTCTGGAAGATGAACTTCAGGGTAAAGGGATTGATTCTGCTTATATTTCTGGTGATAAAGTTCAGTGCTGGATTCCTGGTCGTGGTGACGTTGTTAATGCTGTCCTAAAAGATGGAGCTATCATTGTCATTGGTGATTTCTTGGAAGCTGGTGCAAACGGTCTTCTGCAGAAATATACTTCTGGTAAAGCTGTTGCTCAGGCTCTTGAAGCTCTTGACTTGTCAGGTGGTTCAAACTCGAACCTGCCACAGAATGAATACGATTCCGTTCTTGGCTATAACAGACGCCTCAAAGTTCAAATAATTTAATTAAAAAAAGGAGGAAAATTAAAATGCCAAACGCAAATGTTGATTTAATAGGACAGGGTGGACAATTAACAGGTGAAGTTGCTAATTATGTAGCAAGTCAAGGAAGACTTGATCCTGGAAGAATGCGTCCATTTTTGCATACGAATGGTAAATCGTATTGCACAGTTTATGCAGGTGGAAATCCTGCTGATGCCTCCAGTTATAAAACCATTGAGGTAAACGCTGGATCTACTCTCCGCAGGGATGAGTGGAAAACTCTTGATGATGCTGTTATGATGGTTTCTCGTAGCAGACTTGGTGGAATAGATGACCTTATTTCTAAAGGTCTTACTTACAACCTTGGAAATGCGATGGGAACTACGGTTTTAGAATGGCATGATGTAAGTGATGGTATGGAAGCTGATCTCACTATGGATGGGGTAACCCGTGGTATTGGTGATAGGGTTGTGTATCAACACAATTATTTGCCAATTCCGATTATCCATGTTGATTATGAAATCAACGCAAGGGTACTTGCTGCTTCACGTAGTATGAGTAATCCTTTGGATACTACCGCAGCTGAAAGAGCAACCCGGAAGATTAATGAGAAACTGGAAGCTATGTTGTTTACCAACACATCGTACAGTTTTGGTGAAAAGGATTCCCGTACAAGGAATACTATTTATAGTTATGTAAATCACCCTGATCGTAACTTGAAAACTCTGACGAAAGCTTGGACTGATTCATCTAAAACTGGAAAACAGATTGTTGATGAAGTTATTGCTATGAAACAAAAGAGTATTGACAATTTACATTTTGGTCCTTGGATGCTCTATATTCCAACTGCTTATGAAACCCAACTTGATGAGGATTATGTAGGATCAACTCCTGATACTGCTCCGAATACAACCATTAGAGCAAGGTTACTTGCTATTTCTGGAATTCAGGGTATTAAGGTGGTTGATACTCTCCCTGCTAATAACGTGCTGCTCGTGCAAATGACCAGTGATGTTGTTCGTTTAATTCGTGGTATGGGAATTCAGAATGTTGAATGGTCAACCGAAGGTAAAATGATTACCAAGTACAAGGTTATGACCATCCAGGTTCCTCAGATCCGTTCGGATATGAATGGTAAGAGTGGAATAGTCCATCTTGCTTAATTAATAGTTGACTAATCAAGTCATATTATTTTAAAAATTGAAATCATGGAACGTAAAAGAATAGTTAATGATGGTCAAATTAAATGGAAATATATTGGAGGAGGATCTCTCTCTTTCAGTGGTCGTAATATTAAATCGGGAGAAGTATTTTTAGCTTTCCCATATGAGATTTCGGAAGCTTTCCGAGATGTTGTAGTTCCTCAAGAACCCCTCCCAGTATTTAAAGCAGTTGATGCTGTAAAATCTGAATATACCTTACAAGGACGTGGTGGAAATTGGTTTGATATCATCGATGCCAGTGGTAAGGTTGTAAATACTAAAGCTTTGAAAAAAGTGGATGCTTTAGCTTTGGTAAAAGAAATGGAGGGCTAAGCCATGTCAGAACCTGTAAAATGGAAAGTAGTGGGAGAAAGAGCCCATTACTGGGGATTCAAAATAATGAAGCCCGGTCAGATTTTTACTGCTGCAGAAGAATCAATACCGGCTGATTTACGCCCTCATATTGTTCCAACAAATGATCTTCCAACCCATCCTATTCCAAAATTGGAGATTGCTGATCTAAATATTGAAGCTGTAGAGGAAGCTCCAAAGGAAAGAAAAGGGTATCGGGTCAAAGCCAGAGCAAATGAAGAAACAGTTGATATCATTGATGTAAAAGGAAAGAAAGTCAATGAAAACCCATTAACCAAAGAACAGGCTGCTAAAGTAGTACAAAATTTAAAGACATGATTTGGCAAGTACCTCGTATATGGGAAGGAGGAGAAGTTTGGATCCTTGGAGGAGGACCGTCAGTGACCAAGCAATTTAATATTCCTGACGCTATTGTAGATTGTGTACGATCAGGAGAACGTCCTCCATCCATTTATTCTCCATATATGAAGGCTATTCATAACAAACATGTTATTGCTATTAATGCAGCTTATTTGATTGGTGACTGGATGGATATGGTATTTTTTGGAGATGCTAATTTTTATCTTCCTCATGAAGAGCGATTAGCAAAGTGGCCGAAGTTAAAAGTATCATGTCATGCTACAACAGCAAATGTTCCGTGGATAAAATTCCTTGATAAAGATACAAATCATTCAAGAGGGATTAGTTCAAATCCTGGAATGGTTAGTTGGAATACAAATAGTGGTTCAGCTGCTATTAGTATTGCGGCAAATGCTGGGGCTAAGAGAATTGTATTACTTGGATTTGATATGTCACTTGATTCTAATGGATTTTCTCATTGGCATTCTGAATATAAAAATTCACCGAGAAATAGCGGAATTCCACCAAAACCAAATCCAAAAGATTCCCCATTTCATAAACATATTACTGGCTTTCATCAGATAGCAATAGATGCAAAATTAAGGGGAATTGAAATTTTAAATGCAAGTCCTGAAAGTGTTATTACAGAATTAAGAAAAGTAAATGTAAAAGATATATTATGAATATTTTCATTATAAATTATAATCGGCTGACCCTTATGAGGAATATGGCTGACTGGTGTGCAGAAAGAGGATTGCATGTTTATATTGTTGATAATAATTCTGATTATCCTCCATTATTAAAATATTATGAAAAATGTCCTCATGACGTGATTCCTTTAAATAGGAATTTTGGACATAAGGTTGTTTGGGACTTAGCATTGGTTCAAAATTTTGGTATTACTGGTCGTTATATCGTATCTGATCCAGATTTGGATTTAACTGGAATTCCAGATGATTTTCTTGATGTAATGCATCGAGGGCTTGATAAGTATTCACGATTCAATAAAATTGGGTTTTCCCTTGAAATAAATGATCTACCTAATTCAAAAGAAGGGAACTTCATACGGGATCATGCAGAAGCTTATTATTGGACAAGACCTCTTGATTCTCTTTATTTTGATGCACCCACAGATACGACCTTTGCTATGTACAGGGAAGGACATTATAATTACTTTCATCCTGCAATAAGAACAAATCGACCCTATACGGCAAAACATGTTCCTTGGTATTATTTGGATTTTGAATCATTATCGGAAGAAGAGCGATATTATTTTAAATCAGCCAGTGATAGTTCCAGTGGCAAAACAAGATTATTGTCATGAAAATTGTACTTGTAATGACCTATTTTGAACGTCCTCTTCAATTGTTAAGGACGTTGGAATCTATTAGAAATAGTCGTCACAAGAATTTTGAAGTTGTAATTGTGGATGATTCCAGTCCTACTCCACTTGTAATTAATAAATATCCTTTTCCAATAACCGTTATTAGGACTGAAAATAAAAAATGGATAAATGCTGAACCAGCGTACAATACTGGATTAGTATATGCAATGAAAAAGAAACCTGATATTATTATATGCCAAAACGCTGAATGTTATCATGTTGGAGATGTCATTTCCTATGCTCAAAATGTGACAAATGATTCCTATATTACTTTTGGTTGTTTCAGTATTGACAAAGAAACAACTATGCATTATCTTAATTTGGAGCAAAAAATACTTGAAAATAATCGTCCCGCTCACTTTGATGGTGATAACGGTTGGTACAATCATCCAAAGTACAGAAGATGCTTTTATGATTTTTGCATGGCTATTACAACAAAGAATATGAGAATCATTAATGGATATGATGAAAGATTTAGTTTAGGATGGGGTTGGGGTGATAACTATTTATTAGCCAGAATTGATATGTTAGGATTGACAAAAGAAATAACCATAGACCCAATTGTAGTGCATCAATGGCATTATGAAAAACCTACTTTTGAAAGTGGAAAGAACCTGGCAGACAATAAAAAATTATTTGAAGAACTTGTTGTTAAATCAGAGATAAAAGCTATACATTATTTTACAGAAGATTTATGAAAGTATTATTAGTCAATCCGTGGCAAGCAGAGATATTTCCTCCTCCGTCTCTTGGGTATCTTCAAGCAGTATTAAAGAAAGCTGGAGTAGATGTGATTGCCCGTGATTTGGCTGAAGCGATGTTATTGGATCCTGATGATTACGATATCGTGGCAGCTACTTTCCATAGTTTTTCAGTTCGATATGCAAAAACAATAAGGAATAAATTTACAGGAAGATTGGTTTGTGGTGGACATCATGTATCAGCTCTTCCACAACAATTGCTTGATATTGGATATGATCAAGTGGTTATCGGAGAAGGGGAAAATGCAATATTGGATATTGTCAATGGGAATACTGATAAAATTATTCATGGTACAATGTGTGATATTGAAACATTGCCATTTCCAGATTATACAGGATTCAGAGGAGAATGGACAATGGGGATTCCAATAATATCTTCAAGAGGATGTCCATTTGATTGTTCCTTTTGTGCTTCGGCAGAGTTTTGGCATCGGAAATGGAGAATGAGATCAGCTCAAAATGTAATTGAAGAAGTTATTTCTTGTGGATATCGTACTTTTATGTTTGAAGATGATAATTTTACATTGAATAAGAATCGGGCGATTGCTATTTGTAAAGAGCTTATAAGAATTGGTGGGTTTAGTTGGCAATGTGCCAGTAGAGCAGAATCCTTAGTAGATGATGAATTATGTTGGCATCTTAAAAAAGCTGGATGTCATACTGTTTGGCTTGGAGTGGAATCATTATCACAGGATAGTTTAGATCGTTGTAGTAAGAAAACAACTGTGGAAGTAATGTTGACTGGAATAAATACAGCACATCAATATGGTCTTTCTACAATGTCACAATTTATCATTGGATTGCCTGGAGATACAATCGCCAATATAAATGAAACAGTAAAGAATATTAAACGTGCAAAAATTGGAAGACTGGGATCAAATGTCTTATGGGTTCTTCCAAATACTGATATACATAAAAAAGCAAAGGAAAAAGGATTTGATGATTCTGTTTATTTAACAGATGGTGAAATTTATTATACCTTTGAACAAGATATGAATACATTAAATCATTGGGCTAACTTAATCAAAAGAGCATGAAAATTTTAGTAACAGGGAGTGAAGGGAACATTGGCAAGGTCTTAGTTCCTTATTTAGAAAACCAAGGACATGAAGTCTTTGGAGTCGATATCGTACAAGGATATCGGGAGAATTATCAAACAGCTGATATCACCGATGGAGCTGATTTGAGTAGAATCTTTCTTGAATTTCAGCCAGAAGTGGTATATCATTTGGCAGCTATGGTAAGTAGAGTTACCTGTGAGAAATCTCCAGGAACTGCCATAAAAGTAAATGTTTATGGAACGGAAAACATTATCCGGTTATGTCAACTGATTGATGCAAAATTGATATTCTTTTCCACTTCAGAAGTATATGGAAATATTGGAGGATTATTAAAAGAAGAAAGATGTGATCTGCAACCAAATAATATTTACGGATTAAGCAAGATGATTGGAGAACAATTAGTTGCTTATGCCGCTTCTATTGGATTGAAAGCCATCATTGTCCGTCCATTTATGTTTTATGATGAAAATGAATCATTTGGAGAACATCGCTCAGCAATGATCAGATTTGTGGAATCCTTATTAAAAGGACATCATATTGAAGTACATAAAGGAAGTACTCGGTCTTGGTTACATATTGAGGATGGAGTAGTGATCTTGGAAAGACTTCTTGCTATTGACACTTTCATCATTGTAAATGTTGGTCATCCAGAATCATATCATACAGTTCAATTAGCAAAAATGATATGTGATGAATTGGGGATTGATTACCGTGAGTTTGTAGAAGAGACGAAATTACCTCAACAAATGACATTAACCAAATTTCCAGATTTGACTTTGCAAACATCTTTGACTCATTACACTTGTAAGATATCTTTACTTGAAGGGGTTCGTCGGGTAATAAAAACAGTAAAAAGCAAAATATGATAGCTCTAATAACACCTACAGGAGGACGGCCCGATCAAATAGGATTGTGTGCTGAATTTATGAAAAAGCAGGATTATAAAGGATCTGTTTTATGGGTTATTGTGGATGATGGAGATCCAGTTACAATTGAAGATATCCCATTTGATTTCAAAGAAAATTGGACTATTAAGAAATTATATCCTATTGCTGTTTGGAGACAAGGACAAAATACTCAGGCAAGAAATTTATTGGTAGCAGCAAAAGCTATTCAACAGAGAGATGATGTGGAAGCCGTATTTATTATTGAAGATGATGACTATTATTCTCCAAAATATTTATCAACAATGATGCAGTATTTACAAGGGAAAGATGCTGTAGGAGAATTAGCAACAGTTTATTATAATCCATATCGCAGAGCTTGGATGAGAAATGGGAATACACATCATGCAAGTTTATGTCAAACAGGATTTGCAATAACAATGATGCCTTTATTTATAAAAGCTTGTACTACTCAACATGTTTTTATTGATATGACATTCTGGAGATTTTTAAGATCATACAAACTTGCTTTATTTAATAATGGAGATATTGCTATTGGGATAAAAGGAATTCCTGGAAGAGGTGGAATAGGAATGGGACATAGGATGGATCTTGAAATGACACCAGATCCTGAAATGGAATATTTGAAAAAATTAATTGGGGAGGATTATTTATATTACAAACAATTAGCAGATGAATAAGCCAATATTTGTAACGGGAGTTGAACGATCGGGAAGTACGATTATCGCTAAGATATTTGAGTTGTGCGGGGCTCATACTGGTAATATTTCTACTATGTCAGAAAATATAGGATTAAAATTGTTGATGAATAATTTTTTAGTTGATAGTAAGAGTAGTAACTTGTACCCAGACACTAAATTACAATATATCCCTCCTGACTTTAGAGATAAGGTTTATGATATTTTAGAAGCAGAAGGATATAAAGATGGTTCTTGGATGTGTAAAAGTTCTTTGATGCCGCAAATGTGGCCAACTTGGTTTTATGCTTATCCAAATGCTCGTTGGGTGATTGTCAGAAGGCGAACTGGTGATATTATTGAATCTTGTATGAAAACAGGATATATGACTATGTTTAAGAATCCTTCAAATTTAAAATTGATCAAAGCCAAAACGGAAGCTGAGGGTTGGTTGTGGTGGGTTCATCAATATGAAAAATCATTCGTAGAGATGATTGAGGCTGGAGTGAATTGTAAAATAGTTTGGCCTGAGAGAATGGTTACTGGTGATTATCAACAAATATATGAAACTCTTGATTGGCTTGGATTAGAATGGAATCCAAAAATTGTACAAATAATAGATCCAATGTTAAATAAAAGTAGGAGGAAACTACAATGGCACGAACAACCGCAGACGAAGTAAGAGAAATTATTCCAAATTGCACCTTAACAGATGAGCAGGTAGAACCGATGATTCTTGATAAGGTTTTCTTAAATGATACTACTCTTAGTGCTTCTCAGAGAGAAGAAATTGAACGTTGGTTTACTGCTCACCTACTTGTTTTTGCTGGGTTTCTTCCTGGTCTATCGGTAAAAATGGAAAAAATAGGGGATGCAGAAATACAGTATGCAGCTGTTGGAAAGACAGGGGCAGGACTTGATTCTACACCATTTGGGCAAATGGCTAAGATACTTGATACTTCAGGACTGTTAGGAGCTTCTGGTAAAATGAAAGCAAGTATTTATGCAGTTAAATCTTTTGAAGAATGAGCTTAGTTTCAATGATATCAGACAAATGTGTCCAGACTGCCGTTTACTGGGGTGCTCCAGTAGAAGATGGTTATGGTGGAAAAACGTATGCAACTCCTGTTGAAATACTTTGTCGTTGGGAAGATGTTGAACAACTGTTAGGGACAATGGTAGGTGGTGAAATTTCAGGGAGTACTCTTATTTCAAGTGCGCTTGTTTATGTGTTAGAAGATTTGGTTGAAGAAGGGTGTTTGTATCTTGGAACATTGGATGATCTTAACTCTCAACAAAAAATTGATCCACAATTAGTTGCTAAAGCGTACATTATAAAAAGATTTGATAAGTCTCCTGGATTGGGGTCAACCACAGAATTTTTACGTAAAGCATATTTATCACCATTTAAGAAATAAAGACATGGCTGTAAGTAAATTATTATCGGGTGGTCGTAGTATTAAACCTAATACTATGAATAAGCAATTCGATATAATTATGTCTAATCTGCAAAAGGAGATTTTACAAATAAAAACAGCATCTGCTCGAGGTTTAGTATTGGCAGCAAATCATATACGTAATGAAACTGAACTGTCTCCACCATATACTCCATTAGATAAAGGGAATTTAAGAGCAAGTTGGTTTACAGTATCTGCACATGGTCTTGAAAAGGATCCTTTAGGAGTATCAGGAGAATTTAGAAATAATCCAAAAGTAAATAAAAAGGCTTCTGAATTCAAACAAATGTATGTTACAGCAATTGGTGAAGCTAAAGCAATGGTTGCTACTAAAGCAGGTAGATCCTCAGTGATGTTTGGGTATGGTGCAAATTATGCGTTATGGGTTCATGAAATGATAGGAGCTGTAAATTGGTCTAAAGAAGGCTCCGGGGCAAAATGGTTTGAAAGGGCTATCAGTAGAAATCATGGAAAAATATTGGAAATAATTGGAAATCACTCAAGAATAAAAAAATGAATGCTACTTCTGAAGATGTAAAAGACATGTTGTTATCAGAAAGTTCTTTAGGTTTAGAATTTGCTGATAACCTATTTATTGGGAAAGAACCAGTAACTCCAAAAAATGTGGTTACCATATTTGATACGTATGGTCGTCCGCCACAGCTTACTTTAGAAGGACAAGGAGCAAATTATTATTATCCATCAGTACAGATAAGAGTACGAAATTCAAATTATCGAACTGGTTGGAATTTGATAAACAGCATAATGTCAGTATTACATGGCCGGGCAAATGAGACATGGAATGGGACATTATATACCGTTATTTACTGCTCCAGTGGCCCTGCGCTATTGGATTGGGACGATAACGGATTAGTGCGTTTTATTATTAACTTTAATTTACAGAGGAGGTAAATCATGGCAAGTAATGCAATTGCTGGTGTTGGAACCAGATTTTATCGGTGGAGTGGTGCCGCATGGGCTAAACTCGCCGAGGTCAATTCCATCACTGGACCAAGTATGACAAGGGATTTCATTGACGTGACGTCTTTGGATTCCGTCGGAGGATTCCGAGAATTCATCACAGGTTTCCGTGATGCAGGAACGGTTTCTTTGACAATGAACTTTACTCGAGCTACTTATGCTCTAATGAAAAGTGACTTTGAAGCAAATGTTGCTAAAAGTTATCAGATCATTCTACCGGATGCTGCCGAAACCAGTTTGGAATTTTTAGGATTGGTAACTGAGTTACCACTTACAATCCCAACTGATGATAAGGTAACCGTTGATGTTACAATCAAAATCAGCGGAACAGTTGATCTTGCTTCAGGAACTGGTTCCTGGGGATAATTAAATTGAAAATCCTAATCAAGGAATTTTTTTAAAAACAAAAAGAAAATGAAAAAGTTATTAAACAGGGAGAACCTTTTAACGAGAGAAGTACTC